TCATACTCCTTTGTATCTGTCCCAGAGTTCTGGGTGTTTGTTTTTCATAGCTTGGAATAATCCTTGCCCATTATAATTACCATACTTATCTTCATTGTCAATAAGTATGTCTGCCAATGCGTGTAAATCACTCACACACATACCTTTAATAAGTGTTGCCACTTTTCTTATGTCCCTTTTAGACATAGTGTTCATTGAGCCAATCATATTATACTCCTTTCATAAATTTATTATAAATTTGTTGACCTAATTCTTGTTTACCAAGAACATTACACAAAGAATTTATGTACCCTACATCATAGGCAATAGTATTGTATTGTCCATCTTCAGTAAGAGTTTCATAGTCTTTGTTTAATTCTTTATAAACTTCAGCAATAGTATTTCTTATTTCTTTTTCTGTATAGAACATAGTCATAGCTTTACTCCTTTCTAATTTGCGAACTCATCTACGATTTTAAATCTTTTTATGATAACATCTCGTATTAAATCTTGCAACTCAAACGAGTACCCACTTCTATCAAGTGGTATTTCAATCTTGTCTTGGTTTTGTTTAGGGTCATACTCATTAAGTATGATGTCAGTAATCTCCATAGACAATTCATTGGCATCATCATAATCTTTTAGTTTTCTTTGCATAGTCATAGTCCTTTCTATATTGGTAGCACTTGGTTGCTATGCCATAAGGCATACATAGCTAGACCAAATGCTAATATTAATTTTAATAATAATCTATCGTACATTAGTATTCCCCTATGTCAATAGGTTCTTCACTAGGCATTTCACTTTGTCTATGCTCTTGCAAATCTTCATCAAGTAAATTGTACAAGTATTCACTAGCAAACTCATCAAAGTATTCTGATTCCTCAGTAAGTGCTTGACAGTTTGCAAATTCTACTTCGTGCATATGCCATACCTCATCTATGATATGTTCAAATAAATCATTTATAACTTTAGTATCTGTCGCAAATTCTTCAAAGTTAAATTTAGTTATTCTCTCTCCCTTGTAGATAAAGTTAGTTGTTTTATCTTGGTAACCACTTTCTAAATCAAACTCTATTTCTGCATACAGTTGATTCTTATAGTTAGTTAATAATACATCACTCATTTTATTTTTCCTTTATTGATGTGGGTTAGTATTAAAATTTCTTATTTGTTTTGATGTTAATTTATTTCTATGTTTTTGATTATGGAATTGAGCAGTATTGGTTTCATCAATACAAGTTATACTTGTACAACCACCAATGGTACACCCAATAACATTCATAACCCTTTCAATTTCTGATGTATTAACATCAAGTATAAATCTAGCCATATTATTTTTCCTTTCTATTTATTATTTCTAAAATATCTTTTGCCATAGAGTATCTACCTTGTATCCACTCACTCAACAGTTCATTATATTCTGGTTCTCTTTTATTATCTCTTTCAATAATAACTTCGCACCACCTTTTTATATAGTCAATTTTATGTTCTGCGTTTGTCATTTTATTTTTCCTTTCTTTTTATTAATTATTTTATAATCCCATTCACCATAATCACAAATTTCATCAAGAGTTAATGTGAATATGTCAATGTCATTGTCATTGTCATCAACACCTTCCCAATCCCAAGAATGATATGTACAAAGCATTAATCTTAATTCTTCCAATGAATTAAAAATATTAGTATCAAATGCACCTTGTAAATCTATTCTTTCTACTTGCATAATATTTTCCTTTCTAAATAATATCATTATAATTAAAGTTAACTGATTTTTTTACTTTGTCAATAAACTCATATTCTTTTTTCCATTCATCAGTAGAAGCTATTAAGTTGTGATAACTTATTACATCTTTAACATAGATGTCCCCATACTCCCAAGACCCATAGGTATAAGGTGAACGACTCGCAACATACCACCTTGCATATTCATTTTTACTTTCCTTATCTTTTGTCTGATAAGTTTTTAAAACTCTATGTTCAAAGTTTGTTCTATCATTTTTATAGATTGCATAAGGTGAATCCACCTTTACAGTTTTTCCAAATTTATTTTTAGCCATTGTATTTTTCCTTTCTATTTAATTAAAGTTTTTTATTAATTGTTCTTAATAAATGCAACAAATCTAAGTCAGCTATGTTTATGAATTGTTGTCTACTCTCACTAAACACTTGACCATTTTCTAATATTTCTACTATATCTTTTGGTAAGGGTTTATTTTTTTTGTGAGTATTTAAAACAAATTTTATTAAGTTTTTTATTTTCATTTTGTTTTTTTCCTTTCTTGTTTAGTTGTTTATAATACCATAGTAACTAAGACTTTTTCCAATGTCAACAATAAAATTTATTTTTTTATATTTTATTTCTTTATACTAATTTATTTTATTATTCATAAAATCTATGTTCTACCTTTGTTCTTTTTTAGATAAAAAAAAATGCCTAACTAAAACTAATTAGCTAGGCATTTAATAATATTAACTTAAAGGAAGTATTATAATAGCATTTATTTCAAGTTTGTCAAAAACTTTTTACATTTTTTTACATATTCTTTAGATAATTTTTCATTATCATATATAAAATAATTTAATAAGTTATTATGTTTTGATTTAATTTTTTTCATATTGTTTTATTTTTCCTTATAATTTATTAATATCTTTTACAAATCCACCATTAATAGCTTTTTGTAATTCAATTTTTCTTTTTTGTTTATTCCACTTTGCTCTATATTTAAATCGTAATAATATAGCATTGGGTTTATTTCTTTTCCAATGTGGTAAGTAGTCAATAGTATCGCCGTCAAAAGCTTCTAATACCTTATTTCTTATTTTAATTGTTTTTGGCAATGGTTTATTTCTTGCCACATTGACAACGATAGCTAGTGATAAACCATTTTTAATCGCTTGTAATGGTTTTTCTATGTCATTAGTACCATAAGAATAAACTTTATGATATATATTTGATTGTTTCCTATTATAATTTTTTGTATAGTCGTAGGGAATAGTTTTAAAATCTTTTAAATCAGTTTTATTGACAATATCAAATATAATTTTATCTATAGTAGTTAATTTATTTTGATATATAACTTTTATATTCTCGTAATTAATATCACTAGAAATATTTGGTCTGACTGACATAATTAGATTATTATTAATACAATAATCTGAATATAAAATTAAATGTCTGATAAAATTAGATAAAAATAATTGTGTATCATTAAGAAAAAATAATTTTCTATTATACATTGCGTTCTTTTTGTTCTTTTCATATGCTGGATTGCCACATTCAAAAGAAACACAATTAATCCTACAATGTTTATTAGAATTGCCACATAAAGTAATTATTTGATTTTTTTGTTCATTAATTAACTTATTTAAATTAATAAATAAATTTAATTCATCTATTTTATTTGTAGTATGTGGTGATAATGATAAACCAACAGTATTTATATTTAATATTTTTTTACTCTTTTCTAGTTTACTACTATTTGTGGTCAATAAACTAGAAAAATTATAAGTTTTATTTAAATCTATTAATTGTCGTTTATTGGCATTTAATATATTTATTTTAGTATTAGTTTTTTTATCTAATATAAAATTATTATCTAAATTAAAAGTTTTATTTTTTAAATAATCGTTAATATCTAAAATTGTTTTTTTCATTATCTTACTTCCTTTATTTTAAATCCACCATATTTTAAAGCATAATCTTCTGAAAATGCTTGTATATTATGAATATATTCTTGAAGTTTAAATCTATTATCAAAAGTTTTTAATAATTTATTATCTTTATACAATTTATATTTCATTTTATTTTTCCTTATTAGTTAATATTAAAATGATAAAAAATATCATTGCTTATTGTCAATTTTATGAACAATAATTAAGTTTTTATTGTCAATCTTATGAACAATCAAGTTAATATTTTTTATCATAATTCATCATAACATTTTTATTTTTTAATTGTCAAATATTTATTTTAATTAATTTTAATTTATTTTATTGATAATCATTATCATTATATATTTAAATCCAATATAAAGACTGTACATAAACATATTAATTTTTTGATGTTACATATCATAAAAGTTTTTTTTGTTTACTGGTGAAGCTTAAAACGATTTATTTTGTTCTAGTTTTGTTCTTTTTTAGATAAAAAAAAGCTCAGAAAAAAATTAATTAATCTGAGCTAGTTTTTTGGGAGGAAATAGTATTTATTTATTTCTTATTTTATCAAATTTTGAACCATATTTGATATTTAAATTATCATTAGAATGCAATAAATCAAATACAAATTGTTCTAATTCTGAATATTTATCAATCCAATATTTTTTGTTACTTTGTTCTCTTTTAATTTCATTTCTTAGAATTCCTATTTTTTGCCATAATAAATCAATTTCTTTTTGCTTTTCTATTTCTGTTTCAGATTTTAAAAATTTAAAATCATTTTTCATTCTTTTTAATTCTTTTTCAATATAATCTTTAATCCCATTAGGTAGATAATCCTGTGAAATTTCAGATAATAGATAGTATGCGTGTTTATAATATACATTCATTTATTTTTCCTTATTAGTTAATATTATTACAATTATAGAATAGCAAATAGAAATATTATGTCAATACTATTACATATTTTAATTTATGATATTGATTTTATTAAACATTCATAGAATGAATAATAATTACTATGCCTAATTAGTACCAATTAATATTGATTATCATTATCAATAAGAACAATCAAAGACAAAGAAAAGACTTGTTGAGATTGATAATCATTATCAACTAGCTTGATTAGAACGATATTAATAATCATTATCATCTAAGATTGTTGCAAAAATACAACAAAGCTTATTTAGAATGATATTAATAATCATTATCAATTAAAAAAGGATTGTTACTAATTTAGAATAATTCTAATTTAGCTTTTTAAGGGACGGGGACAAAAAAAACAGGGGTGTGTGCATATAGATAAAAAAGGGTACCCCCAAAAAATTATGAACAAATCATATTTGGTGTCAAAATATTGACGTGGGGAGTTACAGTAAAACTATTTTGGGGTTTGTCATGAACTTGTATAGAACATATATAGACTCAGGACTGAGTTAAAAAGATTGACTAGGGGTATGCTTTTAACCCCTATAGTTAGAATAGATTATATCATACTTTTTTCATTTTGTCAACCCTTAATAAAAACTTTTTTTATTTTATCTTTTAATGTATAATACTTAGTATGGAATATAAAGGTAATTTACTTTACCAACATCTAAATGATGAAGAACTTAAACTTCTCATTAAACAAACTGCAGAGACTCGTAAGCATAGAGCAGCAGGTTCAGACTTGGTAGAGATGAAAAGGGAATATTATCGCAGAGTATTAGAAGCTAACATAAAAAGGATTAAGTATATGAAAAAGATTTCTAAAGAAGAAAAATACAAAATGCTTGATAAGGCACAAAAGAAGTACAATAGCTTTGCAACAAACAAACTGCCAGGTGGACTGTCACCTATGCAGGAGAAGTTTTGTATGGAGTTCTTATCCACTGGTGATACATTAACGGCATATCGTGCCGCAGGTTATAAAGATTTACACAGTGACGCAAAGACTCGTGCAGCAGCCAATGAGTTATTAAAAAAGGAACGTATAGGAGCACGTATTGATGACTTACGACAAGAAGCAGTTAAGCATATGGCACTGGATGCTAATGAAGTTCTTAAAAAGTTTATAGAAGTCTATAATCAAGGTATGGCAGAGAATGACTTAACTAATGCTAACAGAGCCATGGAGTTTATAGGTAAACATATGGGCATGTTAATTGAACGTAAAGAAATCAAACAGGACATAACAAACAAGTCTCCTGAAGAACTTGAACGTGAGATTAAACATTATGAGAATGTTGTCAAATTGGAAAATGTCAATAAAAATAATTAGGGGAAATACATATTGGTTTATACCTTCAAACTTTGAACGAAGAGTAAAACCAAAAGAATATAAAACACCAGTGATAAACTATGGACCTAATACAGTCGCAAGATAATAATATAAGTAGTAACTTAATTAAATTAAGAGAGTTGTACTTTCAACGAGCAATACAACAATCTAAAAACAGCTTTCTACATTTCATAGCTATGTTTGCACCTACCCTTGTACCTGACTGGATTATGGGTAAACATATTCATGTCATAGCTGATAGACTACAAAAAGTTGAAAGTGGAGAAATAAAAAGACTGATGGTGTTTCTTCCCCCACGTTCTTCTAAGTCAGTAATTTGTTCAAAGTTATTTCCTGCGTGGTATATAGGTAAACATCCCCAAAGTGAGATACTGACTGTCTCACACTCAGACCAACTAGCTTCAGACTTTGGTAGAAGTGTGCGAGACTTGGTTAATTATGATTTGTTCAACACTGTCTTTCCAACTGTTACTTTACGTAGTGACGTAAGGGCAGCAGGTAAATGGAAAACAAATCAGGGTGGTACATATTACGCAGCAGGTGTTAGAAGTCAGATTGCAGGTCGTGGTGCACATATTGCCATACTAGATGACGTAATGTCTGAAGAGGACTCTTTCAGTGAAACTGGTAGACGATATGTAAAGGAATGGTACCCTTCAGGTTTACGAACTCGTATCATGCCTAATGGTTCAATTGTCATTATCAATACACGTTATCATGAAGACGATTTATGTGGGTGGTTACTACGACAAGAATCACAAGTTGAATTACAGAACAAATGGGAAGTAATAAAGATACCTGCCTGGGTAGACGAATCGTCAAGTAAGTTATTGGGTCTCCCAGAAGGCTCTTCATACTTTCCTGAGTGGAAGCCTACTTCAATATTGAAAAATGATGAAGAGGAAATAAAGGCAAGTAATGGTTCACGTTATTGGGAATCATTGTACATGCAAAACCCTGTCCCTGATGAGGGAGGTCTGATTAAAAAGAAATGGGTTAAATGGTGGGACTATGAAGAACCACCTGCATGTAGTTATATTATTCAAACATATGACACTGCCTTTTCCACCAAAACAACTGCTGACTATAGTGTCATTCAAACGTGGGGTATCTTTGAGGAAATGGAAGTAGATTCACGTGGAACTGAGAACTGGGTGTCAAAACTTATACTACTAGGTAATGAACGTGGTAGGTTTGACTATCCCACTCTAAGGGCAAAGGCACAAGAACTGTATGAGTTTCATCAGCCAGATGTGTGCATAATTGAGAAAAAGGCAAGTGGTCAATCTCTAATACAGGACATGCGAAGAGCAGGACTACCTGTGTTGGACTATATCCCTGATAGGGACAAAACTGCCAGAGTGTACGCAGCAACACCAATGATGGAAGCAGGTAGAGTGATACTACCAAAAGGACACGACTGGAGTGATTCATTGTACAGTGAGATGATTACGTTTCCTAATGCACGACATGATGACCAAGTAGACGCAATGACTATGGCAATACATTATATGAAAGAATCTTGGAACTTAGTTCATCCAGATGACCCTGATTATGAAGAAGGTTATGAAAGAAAAAAAAGGGTTGCATACTGGAAGTTTTAAGTATATAATATAAAATTAATAACTGTGAAAGAAAATTATGTTACCTAGAGGATTATTTAATTTATTAAAGTTACAATCAGCTAAAGCTATTCCTACGACTAGAGGAATAACTACTACTCCTTCTAAAGAAGGTTTAGAAAGTATTTTAAAAAATATTCCAAAAGAATCTGTTCAAAAAACACAATTAGGTAAAAGCACTATACCAACATATAAAAAAGTTGAAAGAGAATTTTTACCTGAAGGTAAGAGATTAGATTATGGGGCAGGTAGAGGATTAGGAGCAAAAGAAATAAAGGCAGATACTTTTGAACCTTTTCCACGAAAAGATTTTAAACCTACATTTAAACAAACAGAAAAAATACCTAGTTCATCTTATGAAAATATTTCAAGTTTAAATGTTTTAAATGTTTTACAAAAAAAAGATAGAGATGTAGCAGTTAAAGAAATAGGTAGAATTTTAAAACCTGGAGGTAATGCAATCATATCAACAAGAGGTATAGATGTATTAAAAGCTAAAGGAACTAAAGGTATTGAACCTATGTCTATGGTTACAAGTACAGGTACATATCAAAAAGGTTTTACATCTAAAGAACTTAAAGATTATATTCAAAAAGTCCTTGGAAAAAATTTTGATGTAGATTTAATAAAAGGGCAAAAGATAGGTGCAGCATCAATTAAAATTAAAAAATTAAAACCTAAAAAAATGAAAGCAGGGAGAATGGTTGAAAAGAATACATATAATTATAACACACAAAGGACTATATAATGCCAACTGAAAAGAATCCATTTGATAAAGCACCAGAGTTAGAAGAAGAAGAAGCTATAACTGAAGAAACAATTACTGATGAAGTTCTTCCTGATGAAAGTGTAGCCATGATGGAAGATGGTTCAGCAGTAGTTGACCTATTGGGTAATCCTGCTATTATGCCTGAAGAAGGTATGTCAGGAGGACACTATGATAATTTAGTTCCAACTCTTGATGAAGAACAACTGCAAGAGATTGGTGCAGATGTTTATGAAAAGTATCAATCAGATAAAGAGTCAAGACAAGAATGGGAAGAAACTTTCCAAAGAGGTTTTGATTTATTAGGACTAAAACTAAAAGAAACTTCAGAACCATTTGAAGGTGCATGTACTGCAGTTCATCCACTCTTAATAGAGTCAGCAGTGAAGTTTCAATCTAAAGCTTCTCAGGAATTATTTCCTGCAGGTGGACCAGTAATGTCTCAGATAATTGGAACTGAGACTGAACAAAAACAATTACAAGCATCTCGTGTAAAACAGTTTATGAATTATCAGCTAACTGATATGATGCCTGAATACTTTCATGAGTTTGAAAGAATGTTGTTTCATCTACCAATTATTGGTTCAGCATTTAAAAAGATTTATTATGATGCATCATTAGATAGACCATGCTCAGAGTTTGTTCCTATTGACCAGTTCTATGTTTCTTATCATGCTTCAGATTTAATGAAGGCAGATAGATATACACATGTTATATTACGTAATCCAAATGACTTAGCTAAAGAAATTGATGCAGGTGTTTACGAAGATTTAGATTTACCTGAAGCACAACCAATTGAGCAAACGTCAATGTCAATGAAAGTTGACGAGATTATGGGTACAGCTATACCTGCTGATTCTGACCCTCAGTACGTTTTATTAGAACAACATTGTTATTTAGATTTAGATGAAAGTGGTATTGGTTTACCTTATATTGTTACAGTTGAAGAAAGTTCAAAAAAAGTTTTATCTATTAGAAGAAACTATAATGAAGATGACCCAACTAAACAAAAGAAAATGTTCTTTACACATTATAAGTTTGTTCCAGGTTTTGGTTTCTATGGTTTAGGTCTAATACATTTCTTAGGTAATCTTACAATGACTGCAACTGCAGCTATGAGAAACTTAGTTGACTCAGGACAGTTTGCAACATTACCTGCAGGATTTAAAGCTAAAGGAGTAAAAGTTGTAGGTGATAATGAGCCT